TCTAGACTTCGAGACTCTCTGACGATACAACGCAGGTGATCCGCCAATGCTAAAACGTGTTTCAATATATTGCTTTTTCATAGTTTACTACTCCAGTTGTTGTGGCCTTGATTGGCCGTTAATAAATTCTATTCTCCAGTAAGATAAGTGTAGTGTACCTCACTAACATGATTGCCGTCAACCCATTTCTTTGACTTGGTAGCCAATAAACTGCACCAACTATTCCACAAATTTTCTGTACCATAGTCGTGACATAGGTTTATATAATCTAGAATCTTTCTAGAATTCGCCTCTATCCCCTTGTTAGTCTTGGGGTTTTTAGCCAGTGTCAAACTCTTAGGATCAAGCCCATACATTTTTATATTGTGTACGTCCATGCATCCAACTAGTCCGGCCATAAGCTGACACATAAAACCTGCCTTCGGTAAACCTAAACCAGTGACTCTTAAAAATACTTTCATCAGTGACTGCGCCTTCTCAGTGTCAGACTGTTTCGAGTTTATCACTGCCATTGCTTGAGCATACATCTTATGCTTGTTAGCTTGTAAGTATTCGTAAGTGTTGCGTTTCATTTCCCAAGTCAAATACTTTGAATCAGTTTTATTTTTTCTTACATCTGCGAGTTGATCACCAACTGTCAGCCAGTTTTGTTGTATAGATAGTGAAACCATCAATGCAACATCTGCCATATTGTTGGCCGATCTCTGCGCGTATTGCTGACACTTTACTGCGTGAATCTTATACATAATTTATTTCCTCGTTATAACAGTTATAAATATTTACGGGATCATTAACAATATACAGAATAGAGCGCCTACTGTCAATATCCACAGTGTGAAAATTATAATTGTTTCTGCGGTGCTATGTGGTTCCATTACTCCGATTCTCCTTTGTAATTTAAAGTTAAACAGCTACCATCACTAAAAATAATGTTGGTTTTTTCACTGTACCAATCGCCTGTATCAGATTGTAAAAGTTTTACACTACATTCTGAGTCAAACTTTTCAGCTAATTCACATGGATAATGATATTTAAAATCATACCAATTATCATCCATCCAATTAAAAAATTGTTCTGATTTTTTCATGTTATAAAATCCTTATAACAGTTATAAATATTTAACCTTTATCAGTGATTCCAATATTGAAAAGGCCACCATCGACCATGATATAAAAACCATGATTAAAATCGTATTCAATCCGTGGCCGTCTTGGTTTGGTTAGATTAAATTCAATCACATAATCTGCACCTACCGCCACAAATCCCCGCTCCCGTTCGTCTTCAAACCATGTCGAAGCTTTCATAAAAACAATATCAAGCATAAAACCTCCAGTTAGTTATAACAGTTATAAAATCTATCAATTAAGACCGCTCAGAATTTGAACGGTCTCTCAGATATATCTTACAACTTCGCGGCCAGTTCCGCAATAGCTTGTTTGAGTGCTGATCTGACTGCGACATCCTTTATGGTTCTTAGGTGTTCGCTCAATATTCGGACGTTTTCGCTGATCTCCTTAACCTTCGGAGATTGTGGGGCATCCTTACCAATCTCGCCACCTTCGCCACCCTCGCCACCCTTTGAAGATCGGGGAACAACATCGACTATTTCACCATCCTTAACAGTCAAAGCCGGTGCATTGGGCTTTCCATTCTCCTTGTTGATTCGCTTACTGATTCGATTCATTAAAGATCTAGCGACCGCAATACTTGGCGCGTCACCATTTAAACCGTCCCAGAATGCAACAATAAAATCACGCCCCTTTATATCTTTTTTATTGATCCAAAGATCTAAAGCTTCAGTTTTCATCTCTGTCACTTGGCGCTTGTTTTTGATACCAGTTTTAAATCCTCGCGCAAGCTTACCCGCCATTTCAACGGTCATATCTAATTGATTTAAGTTAGTCATATTTACTACCTCTATAAAGTTAATTAATTGATTGAGTTATTACAGATACAGATATTAATGATATTTAAAAGATAATCAATTAATTTATAACAGTTATAGCAAATTAGAATGACCAGATATAAATAATTGGTCACGCTATAGAGTTATCAAATATATAAAGAGCGGGCGCGCGCGAATAACACAAATAAAAACCAAGCACAATAGTTTTTTTTAAAACTTTTCAATTGATTGTGACTAGATATTTAAAACGAGGTCTAAGCGATCCTGTAAGGTTTTATAAACTTTTTAATACCAAAGTGAAGGGAAGCTTCAAAACTTCTTAGAATGGATTCTATGAGCTTTTAGAATCTTTATAGATTCCCTACAGGAAGTGAGAGAATATATCAAGCTATTAATTTATATGATCTTTATAGTTAAAAGCTATTGATCTTTACAGACTTTTAAGTCTTTACAGGATTGGCAACTAGATTGCAATAAACTTTTTAGACTCAGTAGTCACAAAGTCTGTAAAGTCTGTGAAGTTTTTTGTAGACTTGGAAGTCTTTTTGTGCTTGCGGTCGAGTTTTGAAGGCTATAAAGAAGGTAGGCAGGTCGCCATGCCCCCTCCCCCCTATATATACACAATCATATACATTTTTACAGACTTTGGAGTGTCAACCAGATAGCGGCGGGGCTTTAAAGCCTCACAACAAAAAGAAATAAAAGAAAAGAAAAGGATACTAAAAAGGGGGATATAGACAAGTGAGGTGATAGGGTCGTTACAGGCTATATAACCCTGCGGCCTTAATATCTATTATACACCTGAAATTCAATTTTGTCAAGGTTTTTTTAAACTATTTGCAAAAAAGACTTGACAAAACCCCAAAACAGGGGTATACTGTATATATAAGAATAGGAAAGTAATATACATGTCCAAAACAAAAGAGCTTACCACGAAACAGTCATCGTTTCTTGAAAACCTAGTAGTGTGTAACGGCGATACAAAAAAGGCAGGAGAACTTGCAGGCTATTCAGCCGCTTCAGTTCCAAGCGTTGTAAAGAGTTTAAAGACCGAAATACTGGATATGGCTGAAGGCATACTCGCACAGAGCGCCCCCAAAGCCGCTTTAAAGCTCGTAGACATTATGGATAGTGCTGATCCTATACCGCAAGCTAACATACGCATACAGGCCGCACAGACCATCCTAGATCGCGTAGGACTAGGCAAGACAGACCGACTTGATGTAACAGTAAATACTGGTGGTGGTTTATTTATTCTTCCGGCAAAAAACGAGACAGTTATTGAAGGTGTTTATGCAGAGGAGAACTAGCAGTACTATTCCTTTTGGTTATGCTATCAACGAAGCTAACCCAGAGTTTGTAGTAGAAATACCCGAAGAACTAGAAGCATTAAACAAAGTTCTTCCTATGGTTAAGGACAGTGCTATTTCTTTGCGCGAAGGAGCTATGTGGCTTGAACACATTACAGGTCGTAAAGTTTCACACACAGGCTTAAAGAAAATAGCCGACAAGCATGGATAAAGATTGGGATATTAATCCCGACAGCTATGTTAAAGATGAAGAAGGAAACTTCATACTTAAAGTAGACGGAACTCCACGCAAGAAAGCAGGTAGAGCTAAAGGCTCAAAAGGACGAGGCTATACTTACCACTCGCAAACCAAAGCGAAGATGGATGCCAAAAAATCAGTAAGAGAAAAGAACAAAAAGTTAAAAGCCGCTCAAGCTAAAGTAGACAATTATAAGAAGTCAATTACAAAAACTAAAAAGACTTTAAATAAACTAGAAGGCAAAGATGCCTCCAACGTCATAGAAGACGTAGAACTAAAACTAGTTCCTCCTTCTTTAGCAACCGAAGCTCAAGAGGAAGTAATCTTCAAAGCCAATGAAGGCCCACAAGAAGACTTCCTTGCCGCAGGAGAAACAGATGTCCTGTATGGTGGAGCCGCAGGTGGCGGTAAGTCTTATGCGATGTTAGTAGACCCACTGCGATACGCACATAGGTCAGCCCACAGAGGTTTAATACTTAGGCGCTCAATGCCAGAACTAAGAGAGCTAATAGACAAGAGCCGTGAGTTGTACCCCAAAGCCTTCCAAGGCTGTAAGTATCGTGAAGTAGAAAAGCTATGGACATTTCCTAGCGGCGCTAAGATAGAGTTTGGATTCTTGGAACGAGATGCAGATGTTTATCGTTATCAAGGACAAGCA